GCAATGCACACATCGACAGCAGGAGGATCCTGTATTTTAGTTATATCTCCTAGGTTTTCGACACCGAATCGTTCTTCAAGAACAACCGACGCCCATTTATCGCTTTCTGCAACCCATTCAAGTTGCATGTTAAAACCGGCATATGAGAGGCCAAGTTCAAGCCCTCCATAGCCAGCACACATAGCACCAACCTTAAGTCTATCCATTTCATCTCTCTATCTCTACTAGAGTTTCATCTTCAGAATCAAATATCACATCGTGGCCAGCATCTTTGGCTGCCTGGGATAACGTTTCTTTATCATACCCATACAACTTCGTGAAATGAACACGATAATTAAACCATCCCTCAGCAGTCATCCAAAACTTAGAATCAGTTTTCTGATACAACTCACCCAACTGCTCGTCTGGTAGAAGGAATGACAGCACCCCTAATGGCATATATATAACCATGTCATAGTTTTCCTGCGCATCCTTGCTAACAGCATATTTCTGCATCATCCCTTGAAACGACTTGACAGCCTCTTCAATCGGACCACCAGAGTAGTAATCTATATGTCCATGCTCATTCCGCTCTCTAGGGCAATAGTCATCAACATGAGTTACTGTCCCAAACGCACGACACACCATCGGGCGATAGCCATATATGGTACATCCGTTATCATAGAAAGCACAGAACCTAGTTGTTGTTCCATCTTCCTTCCAGTCTTTATCAAACATCGCATCCACCAATCTATCGACAGTTGCATTCATAAACTCATCAGCAGTCTCTTTGCCCTTATCTTCCATAATGCGATAATACTGCTGTCTGATATTATAGGCTATACTCGCACATTCAAACATATGAACACGCAAGCCTATCTTGCAACAACGACCAGAACCCTTACATGCAAACTTAGTCGTATTCTGTTCCGCTTCTACAAATCTCAATTGGTTGTAAACCATATCTAATTGGCCAAACAATGATATGTCAGAAGAATCAACACTATGCCTCATCTTCGATGTACTCATCTTTTACGTCCTCTCTGCATTGTTTTACGCCTATTTTCCATTTCTTTTCGTTTCTGACGCTTCTGTTTCTCCACTTGTTCCTGCATTTTAGACTTAGGACGCTTCATGGAAGTGCTAGCCAGATTTCTACCCTTACCTCTATATTTAAGAAGGTCAAATTTCTTAACCCAATTGTATAGGGCTTGTGGAGAGATTGTAATGCTGTGACTCTGATCCAATCTTTTCGCTATATCTGATAGGTTCATCCGTTTTTTAACGTAATGCTCATAGAGCCATCCTTTATCTTTATACGGTTCTATTGGCATGGCGTACCTCTCATCAGATTGTACCAGACCCCGATGGCGAGAGCGTCGATTTCGTCGGAATTGTACAATGAATCTTCAAGCTCTTTTCCGTACTTATCCTTCATCAACTTCCTGACCCTGGACTTCCTCTGTTTGGCAGCCCACTTCTTTGCCTCAGTAGTTCCCCATTGAGATTCCCACCTTTCCTTCTCCGCCTTGGTCACTTTCTTATATCCAATCTGACTTTTCCAAACAAGCGGATTCGCCTCAATGACAAAAGGACAACTCATAGCGAGTAAGCCCATAGTATGCCCAATAATATAAGATATCAATTTACTGGTTTTGAAATTTTGAATAAAGACGGCTTCTTCAATAACCGCAACACTAGGTTTATGTTTTTCAATCACACCTGGTAAAGTGCAACTAATAATCCTCAACTTTTCTTTAAAATCAGATACTCCTGACAAATCAATATTGCCAATCTCAACTATTTCATCATTGGAACGCATTATGGCATAAGCTAACGACCTAGTGGAAGGGTCTATAGATATTATTGTTTGATTTTTAAGCGCACCTAGCGATTTCACAATGACATCTCCTTACGTAACTTTTCTTCATCCCAACCCCATCCAACCAAACGCTGGATATAGCGCTCCCTCTTACAACTTTCACAAATGTTTTCTTTATTATATATTGACAATACACCACCACACTCTCTATGAAAACCAGGGCAAATCCTCTTCTTCCCAAAAGCCTCTTTGTTTTCATGATATCGCTTAAGGATCTTAGCATTAGTCACCAGCCTTCTGCACGGAGTTGAGCAATATATAGCATTGTACACCTTTGGTAAAAAGGAAACTCTGCATTTTTCGTTAGCGCAAACTCTATATTCGTTGTCCGACATCCGCGTCTGCCCAGCAAAAATCTCTAGCATTACAATACAAGCATTGCTGAGAGCTTGCGCTTTTATACGGACGAACCGGCAGCGTATCCTCAAGAAATGCTTTATATACCTTCCTGTACTTCTTAAATAATTTCTCTATAAACTGATCATCACGTTCCATATATATAGGCAAAATTTCTTGATTGTTCTTATTTTCGTAAATTACAAAACCACTAGACAGATCTAGACAATGCATGTATATCTGAGCCTGCCTGATGTGGTCATCCTTTGGTTTATTATAAGTCCTTCTATAGGCGAAACCTGCATCAGATATTGATTTAAGCTCGATTAGTTTTTTCCCGTCAAAATTAATAATACCGTCAGCAGTTCCGCTAACAGGAGGATCATCCAGATTGACAGGAATCTCTTCTGATTCCAGGATGCCCATCTCTCTGAGATACGAATATATACGATCATGGACAGCATGTCCATTGTCAAATATCCTATGCGTTTGAGGGGCGAAAGAGTTTTCAACCTCAACCCCTCTAAACAGATATACCCAATACCTAGCACACTGATTTGTGTAACTAGGGTGAAATCCGTCCACACGCTTTAACTCTGTTTTATTCCTTGTCCCTAAATAATCATCAATCGATTTCAACAACTTCTCTGATAAGTCGCCTGTGTCAACCTCTACAACAGCCTCTTTTTTAGGCTCAGTAGCGGGCTTCACTCTCAACTTGTCTAGGCTCTTCATTAATTCATGCCTCCTTTGGCACTTAACTTCAACGTATTAATATTCTCTTCTAGCGCCTGGTACAGAGTTTTCCATATGTCATTTCTCAGTTTATCTGTTTCCGTCATACGAGAAGACCGTCGTTTATAGGCTTGTGATTTTACAATCATTTGCGTTCTATACGCTGCTAATATTGTAGCACATTTAGATGCCTGAATTCCTAGATAATCATTAGGATTCTCAATAATGTCACCAACAATCCGCATGACCTCTATGAATTCCTCAGCCTCGCTCCCCATTGCCTCTCTAATATAATCTGTATCAACCACTATATCATTCATAATCAGTATCCTTTATTAGTTCCCTAAATAATGTCCACTCAATTATAGCAACCTTTGTATCACTATCTTCACCCAAAACGACAGAAATGCAAGGATGTCTATACTGAGCATTAAAGGCATCTTTACGCATCTTTCTCCAAGCAGTCCTTGTAAGGGTAAATGTTTTCTCATTATGTTTATAGTCAACAAGAAACTGCCCCAACTTAGCATCACCTTTCATCATTCCACGCCCAGAGTTCTTCACCCCCTGAGCGCCATCTTTCTTGATCTCTTCCTTCTCAGTACGCTTAGGCATTCATTAACTCTTTCAATTTAATCTTATCCTCTGACGACAGGTCTATAGCGCCTAATCCGTTCCACTTCTTATCCTCAAAGTTAAACCAGGCTCCCCTTCTCTCAATATGACCACTCTCTACAGCGGTATCAATGAGCTCCCTATCATAATCTATCGTTCCCTCTTGAGGAAGGATGTAGTAATGCCCAGACGAACCAATAGAAGGAATCTGTTTAGTCTTGTCAATAGTCCAGACAACCTTTTGACTAGTAATCATCTTTGAGTCGTCCCTCTCCATCTCTTTCGCTGAATAGGACAGAAACAACCGGACGATGTTATGCATATTGTGATGAACCGAATTGCCCATCTTCGCTTTAAGCTGTGCATACAAACCGCTCAAATCAACAGTCTGATGCGCTATGAACAGCATTATATTTCTCTCTTTGTGTAAATGATGCACCAGTTTTTGCAAGAAGTAGCCCTGGGATCTAGCCTGCAGCCCCAACGCCTTACCGCCCTCTGCCTTGGCATAGAACTCTTCTTTAATAATGTTACTTAATGAATCAAACAGAAAAATGTGCTTCTCAACAGGATGCTCGAGGTATCCAATCAAATTCTTAATCAAATCCTCCACAACAGTGCCCTGCATCAAAACAATATCATCAGTATCAATACCACATTTTGCAGCATACTCGTCATTATACGAATACTCAGAATCAACCACAACTGGTCTATAACCCATCTTTTGGGCATTCGCCATCACATGATATGCCATAGTGGTTTTACCCGCTGACGGTGTTCCCCATAATAGATGGGTTGCGCCAGTATAAAACCCTCCGCCTAAAGCACGATTAAGCCCCATGCTTGGCGTAGGTATTACTTCTCTTTGTGGGACTTTATCGCCCCTTCTTTTATCAATTACTAACATTTATATTCTTCCTTTCAATATAATCTTCAATCTTAATCATAGAATTGGGCGTACTCAACTTGTATCCGTCAAGTTTAGCAATTCTAGTTCTTCGATCCGTAATGGCTTCTAACTTTGCAGCATACCACTGACCATTACTCAGCATGCTGGCAAAAGCATTATACAGATTCGGGAAAATTACAATTTTCGACATTGAACTCCCATCCCAACAATACATGTTGGCCATCTTAGTTCCCTTAGAGGTCTTAAACACCCTGTAGTCGAAACAGTACATCAGAGACTTTTCGTCACTAAACACACCCAGCCCATGACTATACAAATACTTATTGTAATGCTCTTTACCTTTATTCATTAATAATATGAAGTTATGCAAGTCTGTA